ATGTGGTCCCGCTAAAGAAATAATCAGCAACTCCTGGATTGCTTGATAAAGTAGTTGTTAGCAAAGATCCTATTGGATATAAGCCAGCTAATACTGCCTCATAAATAGTGGTTTCATCAACAGATGCAGGAACGTTTAAAACCATCCAAGCTTGATCAACAGCGTTATACATAAACTCATAAACACCATTTAAAGCAAGATCCCCAGCCACTAGGCTAGAGCCATCATTTTTAACTATAGGATATGGACTAGGACCAGGGGATACGGTGAGCACTGGAGACGCTGCACTTTCAACGTGAATTCTTGCAGATACTCTTACGCCGTCAACAAGAGCAAATTGTGGACTACCCCCATAATTTAAATTATATGCAGCCGAGCTACCAGTAGTGTTTTTGTATTCAACGCCTGATCTTTGCAATACATTAATTTCATCGGCAGCAAATCCAAAGTTATTTCTAACGCTAGAAGTAGTAGCCGTACCTGCTGTTGGATTAGTTCTTACTATTTGTGAACTCATTAGACTAACGGGCCTCCATAGGCTTGAATACTGTCATCTTTAATTCGTGATCTGCCAACACCTGACTTGGCAAGTCTTGCTTGTACGTTTGCTACGCCTTCATCAACCATACCTTTAAAGTATGCTACTCGGCCATCGTCTTTAAGGTAAACGTAAGCTTCATGCAGTGCTGCGTTTAAATAAATATCTTGTAGCAATAAAGGGCCACCTGAACCGTTGTCTAAATCTCGGTCTTTACTGAACAGAATTCTGAACTTAGACGTATTATCTGCTGCCGGTGTTGGCGCGAAATAGATCTTATCGCCAGAGACAGAGTAACGAGTTACTGAGCCGCTAACCGCCTCATAGTCTAAAAGCTCCTGTATGGATACAGGCTCAATGTTAAGACCGTTAGAATCTGATACGCTAATAACAAACTTAGTGCCTACCGGTAAAAACGTAGCTTGTGCTACAGGAGTAATCTCTTCAAGAACCTCTTGCTGTACAATAGACAATTTACGGTTTATTTTTAACTGAGCTAAAGTCAAGAAGTCTGGAATTTGAGCGCTAAGGTCTGATCTATTTAACCAGTCGGCAATTACTGCCTGTAGTTCTGCGTTTGTTGTTAAAGCCATTACAGTCTCGCTGTTGTGGTTTTCATGTATGGGTAGTGTGTTTCAATGAGCTTGAAGAAATATTTCCAATCCATATCGGTATCGTTAAGTATATCGATTCCATGCTCTTGCTTAATTCTCATTGCATCAGTCATAGATAGATCTAAAACTTGATGGTAGTTCTGTTTTGGATCGTACTTAACCCAATCGCTAGTAGCGTTTCTTGCGTTCTTGTTATCTTCTAATAACTGAGTAATGTCTTGACTGAAGTTCTGAACAATTGCTCCGTCTGAGGTAAGGTAATTGTCTTCAGTGACTCCGTTATTTGTCTCTGTATCTATATGCTTATCCATGACTCTCTCACTTCTTAGTTTTTTTCTTCTTACTTTTCTTTGGTGGTCGTCCTACTTTAGTTCCGTATGTTCCTTTACCTGCTGGCATAATCTTCTCCAATAGTTAGATACAGGAAAAGGGAGCCGAAGCTCCCCCACCTTAGTTACTTAAACATTAAGCAATGTTGTAGTAAGCAGCGTTAGCTTCTTCAGAACGCGCTTCTAAAGTGTAGTAACACTCTAAAAGTTTTTGTTCAGCAGAAGTTTGAGTAGCGATGTCAGTAGAATGAATCTTCTTGCCACCAGCAAAAGCTAAGCCCCAAGTGCTATAGTCAACAACGTACAAAGTTTTAGCAGGCATATGCTTGTTAGGAACAACAGCAATAGGGCCAAACTGAGAAACGTAAACAGCTACGCGAGAGATAATGTTAGCGCCGCTTGCAGCGTTAGCATTCACGTTAGCATCAACATTGTCAGCCATACCAGTTAAAGTGTTACGTAATGAAGATACAGTACCAGCAGAAGCCATAATCTTAGCGCTGTTAATGTCGCCAGAATTATTCCAAACACCGTCAAGAAGATCGTCCATTAAACCTTGGTCGATTTGAGTATTTGCACCAGCTACTTCAGGAACAGTAGAACCGTCACCTACACCAGCAGCATTACCTGGGTTATCATTACCACCGTTAGCTTCTTGGTTAGTTACGATGAAAGAACCAAATGCGCCAGAAACACCAGCATTAGAAGAGTCACCTTGAGATTTAGTAGAAACAGCGCCGTAGCAACCTAAAGTTTGCTTTTCAACATCCATTTGCAACTCTTTGCCAAGCTTCATCAACTGATAAGCCATTTCTTTGCCAGGAATACCAGCACGATCCATGAATTCAGCTTTCTTAGTAACGGTTACAGTTTTATCTGCAATTTGAATAAAGTTACCAAGACGAACACGAGTAGTACCGGCAGTTGAAGTTTGAGGAAGACCTGCTTCAACGCGAGCATTAGTATCGATAGCGTCTTCGTAAGTGTCAGTTAACCACTCATGAGTATCAGCAGTAGCTTTAGTCTGAGCAATACCAGAAGTGAAAGGAGTCATGAAAGGAGTAACATTAAAAATTACGTTACCTAAGTCTTCACGGATGTTTTTTTGAGCGTCTAACGCTACTACTGAGGTTGATGCGATTGTAGACATGTTAATTTACCTAATTATTTAAAAGAATCGAGAATTAAATCTACCGCAGAATCTCTTGAGAAAGAGCCATCACTTTGCGTGGCATTCTTAAATCTCTTAGATTGTGCAGCAGCCTGTTTTTGTGCTCGACTCGCTGACGCGCCTTTTCTTAGAACAGTCTTAGAAGCTTTTTTCTTAGGAGCCTTTTTAGTTGCTTCTACTTGCTTCTTAGTGCTACTAGCCATAGCAGCATCGTGCAATACTTTAAGTACAATGGCATCTGTGACGGTAGACAACATTTCTTTGCTGCCACCAATGCTTTCAAAGTACTCGGTCATAACTTCTACTTTCTGTGAAGCTACTTTCGTATCACTAAAGCTTGGCTCTAACTGAATTAATAACTCAGCCTGTTTGGCTGACTCAGCTTGCAAGTTTTGTAATCTTTGACCTTCATATTGCTCATTTACTTGAGCGGCTACAGCATTGATCTCTTGTTCTTTTTGTTCGTAAAGAACTCGATTCTCTAATGCCTGTTCGTAAGCGTAGGGATCTGATTGCTTTAAAGCTATTAACTCTTGAGTGGTGTGAGTGGGTTTTTGCCCGTAAACCATAGCTTGTGCATACTCTAACAGCTTTGCTGTTTCTTCAAGAGATGCTCCTCGCTCTGTCTCAAAAGTGTTTCGCTCTTCAGATAACGCCTGAGTCTTGCGTGTATAATCACCTTGCATCAAAACGCCGCTCTTAATCTTCTCAATGTCGTCAAGACCATTTTCAACAAGAAATTCGCGTGCATTTACTAGATATTCATATTCACCATCTTCAAGTTCGATGTCGCCGGAAAGTTCTTCTTCTCCGCCTTCATCACTATCTTCGGTTTCAACTTCTTCTAGTTGATCCAAGTTTTCGTCCACTTCTTCTTCAGAATATTCTTCTTCAGATTCCGCTTCAGCTACAGGTTCATTTTCAATTTCTCCTAAATCATCTTTAGGATTGATCATGCCCAAAATTGCCTCTAATCCAGCATCCTGTGTAATGGGTTCGTTACTAGAGAATTCCGAAGAGTTGTTCTCATTGTCTGACATTTGTATCTCCTCAAAGGGTCGGTTTCCCGTTGTCCTCAATTGTTAAGTAATAATCTTTGGTTTTTGTTCGTCTTTTAGTTTTAGGTATTGTTCAATTGTTGGGCAATTCCACAACTCATCAACAGCACCTTCAACATCTTTCATTGTTAGCTTTGTAAAAGCCATTGCTCGCATCCAGTTAATTAACTCGCTAGACACAATAAAATATTCTTCACTTTGCTCGCTTGGCGAGACTTTCTCGTTGGTTTGCATACCACTCCATATTCTCTTTTAAAGCCTTAACTACTTTAACCTCTCTCCAGATATGCTCAACCTGATCAGGTCTTGACGCTCCAGAAAAAGCCTTGTACAAATTATCCTCCATTTCTTGGAAAATAAACTGTATTGCTTCGTCTTCTATAAGCCTTGCGGAGGCGTTTGCCACCCGAATCCTTACATCTAGCTCTGCCTTATCACTAGGTAAGCTAGTTACCAATTTTAACTGCCCTCTCACTGCGTGCCTCCAAGTTTATTTCAGCCACTTTAAATTCGTTCTCATCTTCATGCTTCTTAACTTCAAGCATAAATTCTTGCTCTTTAAGCTCAAGTTCTGCTCTATCAAGCTCAATCTTAGCTTTCTCAATTTCAATTTGAGCCATAACAGCTTCTGTTTGAACTTGCTGCGCCTGCATAGCCGCTTGTTGCTCTGGTGACGGGCCTTCTGGCTGGCCAGTAAAATCTGGGCCAGGATCTGTAAAATATCGTCCGTATGCTGCCTTATCATACAGTCTTACCATATCCTCTTGCAACTGTACAATCTGCTGCGGCATTACAGTAACGCCTAATCCACCAGCCGATACCATTGTTTGTTGAGCCTGCATAGTTTGCTGCATATGGAACAATTGTTCAGTTTTAGAGCCATTACCCAAGCCAACTAGGACTGTAACGTCTTTTCGAGCATTCCATTTGCGAGGATCAACCTCTACAAACTTATTGTTCAATCTAAAGATAGACTTGTCATCTGCATGAGCAATCTCTAGCTCATAAACGCCCATAAAGACTTTACGCAAGAATTCACCGTACTCACGAGCAATCAAACGAATACGAGCTTGTCGCTTGGACAATACTTGGCTAACTGCACCCGCTGCCGTATTGCCATTAAGAATGTCTGGGTTAAGCGAGTTATCAGTAGAGCCAACATCCTTTTCTAGCATTTGATCAGCCATACCCATCATATTGTTGGTATGAGCGCCAAACGAAGGCTGATTAGGGAATGAGATAGCATTAGGATGCTTAACTAAATAAGGTGCTCCAGGCTTGCTGCTCATTACTGAGTCTAGGTCTACCTGGCCCTCTACGACCACAGGACGACCGTTATTCAGGTTGTACTGATTGTCTAGCTGGTTACGCCAAAGCGTGCTCTTCATCTTCTGGATGGGTGCTGCGGCATCCGCTGGGCAAAGACCTGTAAGCTTGTGCGGCATCCGAATAGGAGTCCAGATTTCAAAGGGAATCTCATCAACTTCTTCAATATCTAATATTGTGTTGCCAATCTTACAAACTTTAAGTAACTCATCAAATCCGTCTTCGTTACGATCTACGCGAATGTAAATTTCATGCAAGTCATAAGTGTTTGCAATTTGATTTTCGTCGCCATCGTAATCATCTGTATCAAAGTTACGAGCAATGCGTTCAGGTGAATCATATTCATTGTAACCAGAAGAAGTTGACGCTTTGTCAATTTTGCTTTCGTCAAAGTCCATCTCAAGCAAGTCGCTTTTAGACTTTTGGCTACGCTGACGAACAAATCGAGCTTCTTGTACTGTAGCAGCGTTACGATCAATGCCAAACTCTTCAGGTGGAATAACCTCTATACGAGTAGAGCTTTTAGTTACTGTGTGCAGCATCTTTCCAGAATAATATATTGTCTGAGTAAGATCGTCTAAGTACTCTTCAAACTCAGTGATTTCCACTTCTGGATCAGCATCAAGTAGCATGAATGATTCTTCAGATATGTCATCAAAGTTGTGACTGGTTGTAGAGTCTTCCATAGCTCGCCAGCGTTTAATAATACCTTGACGCTGTAGTAAACCATCGATAAGACTATCCATGATATTGCTGAAGCCATCGTTTTGGCGATAAAATACATAGCGAATGTAGTCAGTAGCTTGCTGTGCTGCTTCAACATCCTCTTGACCTTCTGGTTCAAATCGTACAGTCTCATCATCAGCTACAAATAACTCCGCTATATCTGCCTTAATATTCTCAACGGTTTGGTAGACCTCTCGTGTAACAATACTTGAGTAGCCATCCCTTTCGTTGCCGTAAGACTCACCAAGATAGTAATCAAGTAAATCAGCACGAGTTTGCGCTGCATCGCTATCCATATGATCAGAAACATTATCTTCATAGGAATTTATAGTACTCAGTAAATCTTTGTTTGTGATCATTATGTGACCCAGTTGTAATTGCTTTTAGATTCCTTAGTTTCCCAAGGACGCTGTCTTTTTGATTTATCTTTACTTGGAGCTGACCATCTTTGACTTTGAAATGCGTATCGAGTCGCTGACATTAAATCGTCTGCTTTATCAACAATCTTACCGTTCTCGCCAAAGTGGTACGATCCATACTCTTGCTGCCAATACTGGCAACTTTGAAATACTTTAAATAACCCTTTTTCCATTGCTTGAGAAATAGCGGTAATGCCTGGAGCTATCTTTATGTCGCCTTTAGTTTGCGACAAGTCTGGTGGATTGGTGAAGTGTTCAGGCAAGAAGTTTACACCTTCCTGTCTGTACTGCACCGCCATAGAGTCACCACCGTCAAATGTTCTGTTACCATCGTGCGGCCAAGCTATAGGTGGCTGAACTGCCCTAGCTTTAATCGCTATAGCGTGTTGCGTTGCTGTTTGACGAGACTCTCTGTACTCGTCTACTATGTAAAAGCAGCCGTTCTCTGGGTTTA